CGAGATCCGGTCCCGGTCCTTTTCTCGCCACAGTAATAAGCCATGTTGACTCTACCTATATGGGATCTTTAGAAGTTGAAATACTAGCGCCATCTGGAGCTTCTGCTACACAGGGGGAAACGCACACCGTAAAGTATATGAGCCCATTCTATGGTGTGACAAAACTCAGCGAAGTGGCTACAGATCCTAATCAAAACAACTATACTAATAGTCAGCAGAGTTATGGAATGTGGATGGTTCCTCCTGATCCAGGTACAACCGTAATTGTAATTTTTGTCAACTCGGATCCAAAACGAGGTTATTGGATCGGGTGTGTTCCCGATGAAAACATGAATTTTATGTTACCTGGTGCTGCCGCTACGCAGAGCACAGTAGAAACTATCGACGGCGACAATAATGTACCTGATGCACATATAGGTCGTGCCCCGACCGGTGAATATAATAAACTAATCGAAGGTAATAATAAAGCAGGTGACCCCGAGCTAAAGAAAAAACCACAGCATCCTCTTTATACAATATTAAAAAATCAGGGATTAAGTTTAGACGATATCCGAGGAATAACCACTAGCAGTGCAAGACGAGAATTTCCTAGTTCGGTATTTGGTATTAGTACTCCGGGCCCGTTGGATAAAACACCAACTGGTAGAAGAGGTCCAAAAGGAAATAAAGAAAATAGAATTAATAAAGCTCCTCTTAGCAGATTAGGCGGAACTACATTCGTCATGGATGACGGTGACGATAAATTTATTAGGATGACAAAAGCTAATGCAGGACCTCCCGAGTATGAAGCATTAGAAGCATTGCCTGATAAGCAATCACCTAGTGGAGATGTTACAGTACCGCATAACGAATTAGTTCGTATCCGCACACGAAGCGGACATCAAATACTTTTACATAACTCAGAAGATTTAATTTATATTGCCAATGCCGCAGGAACTAGCTGGATAGAAATGACCAGCAGTGGTAAGATTGATATTTTTGCTGCCGACAGTATTAGTGTACATACTAGTGCAGATATGAATTTTTATGCTGATCGAGATGTTAATATTGAAGCTAAAAGAAATATTAATATGAAAGCTACTGGACGTGTACAAGTAGAAACTAAAGATAACTTTAATTTAATTGTTTCTAAGAACGGTTTTATTACGACAACTGGAAACCTACAAGTTAATACTACCGGTCTTAATAATTTTACATCTAAGCTTTCAACAAATATTAACAGTAGTGCTAACATTAATTTTACATCTGGTGCTGATACAAATCTTAAAGCTGGTGCAAAATTTATACAGAATGCCGCAGGATATTTTTCATTACCCGGATATGGGGGCGTGTCCCCGGTTTCTGCTATAGCTCCAGCCGCTTCTAAAGCAACTGCGTTGTCTGTGTTTGATAATTTTTATAATGCAACTGGCGGAAAAATTTCTAGTATTATGAAACGAATTCCTAATCACGAACCTTGGCCCCAGCATGAAAATCTGGATCCGTTGTTTATGACTAACAGTTCTACCGATAGAGAAAATGCAGAACCGATTAAGTTTACAGCAAATTCAAACAACCAACTAGTACCAAAATACTATACAGTTTATACAACAGCCACTGATACTTTTACAAAATATAAAGGTACTGCAAGTGGTCCTAAATCAGGAGGATAATCATGTCCGACGGCCTACATACTACAACAGTAATAACAACAAAAGCTACAGTTAATTCACCTTCTAGTCCAAGAAAATACAGGGGATTTAGTACAGTTAGCACTAACACACAAAATTTTGCTCTGTACGATTTTGAATTAATCAAGCAAGATTTATTAAACAGTTTCCACGTTCGTCAGGGAGAAAGATTGATGAATCCTGAGTACGGTTGTGTCATATGGGATTTGTTATTTGAACCACTTACAGATAATCTTAAAGAACTGATACTACAAAACGTTAATCAAATAGTTAACGCTGATCCACGCATACAGGCTAGTAATGTAGTTGTAACTACCTATGATACAGGTATACAAATAGAAGCTATTTTAACTTATGTACAGTATAATCTGCAAGAACAGTTGCAAATACAGTTTGATCAAACCAACGGTTTAACTGCGCAGACCGTATAAAATACGCACATAATTTTATCAAATAAATACTGTTATTAGGATTAATCATGAGTTCAACAACAAGACAAAATAATCTGCTACTAGCAGAAGATTGGCAGAAGATATATCAAAGTTTTAGGAATGCAGACTTCCAAAGCTACGATTTCGACAATCTACGTCGAACAATGATTGACTATATCCGTACGAATTTTCCAGAAGATTTTAATGATTATATTGAAAGCTCGGAATATCTTGCCCTAATTGATCTTATAGCATTTATCGGACAAAGTGTAGCTTTCCGTGCCGATTTAAATGCACGTGAAAACTTTTTAGAGCTTGCAGAGCGTCGTGATAGTATCTTAAGATTGGCTCGATTAGTTAGCTATAATGCTAGAAGAACTGTAGCGGCACAAGGACTACTAAAATTCTCTACAGTACAAACTACTGAAAATGTTCTTGATAGTAATGGTAGAGATCTTGCTGGACAGTATGTATCTTGGAACGACTCAAGTAATCCTAATTGGTACGATCAATTTATTAAAATTTTAGATGCGGCATTCCCGCAACAACAACAGTTTGGTAACCCGGCAGACAGTGCAACGATTTACGGAGTGCCGACGGCCCAGTATAGATTCAATGCTAATAACACAGACGTGCCAGTTTATTCATTCTCTAAGACGATCGCTGGCCGCGGCATGGATTTTGAAATTACTAGTACTTCGTTTACCGGACAAACATTTATATATGAAGAAGCTCCAAAGATCGCTAATCAAATAGCCTGCATCTATAAAGACGATGGATACGGTGCCGGCAGTCCGGGAACAGGATTTTTCTTTAATTTTGTCCAAGGAACGTTAAACACTGGAACATTTACAGTTTCAAATCCTAGTACTAATCAATCTATTAATATCGACACACAAAATATTAATGACTCAGATGTTTGGTTATATGATGTAAATCAAAGCACGGGGCTAGAAAATACCCTATGGATGAAAGTTCCTGCACTAACAGGTAACAACGTAATTTATAATTCATTGAACCAGACTACTAGCACAATCTACGCCGTGGCCACTAGAGTCGGTGATGCTGTTAGTTTAAATTTCGCAGACGGAACTTTTGGAAAATTGCCTAATGGTAATTTTAGAGTCTACTATAGAGTTAGCAACGGATTAACTTATACAATTAATCCAGCAGATATCGTTAATGTGTCTATAGCCATTCCTTATATATCTGCACTAGGAACAAGTGAAACATTAACAATAGGTTTAAGTCTTGCCAGTTCGGTAATCAATGCTACAGCATCTGAAACAAATGCAAGCATTAAACAAAACGCACCACAGACTTATTATACACAAAATCGTATGATTACTGGCGAAGACTATAATATTAGTCCGTTGTCAGCTAACCTGCAAGTAGCAAAAGTTAAGAGTATTAATAGAACGTCGAGTGGTATCAGTAGATATTTTGATCTAACTGATCCTACAGGAAAATATTCTAGTACTAATCTATTTGCAGATGATGGTATTCTTTATCAACAATTTTATACTACTGGTACAACATTTTTAGCATCGGGAAATCAAGTAACAGGATCTTATATTCAAGGAATTATTGACAATACTGTATTGCCTATTCTTGAAGATCCTAACCTTAGAAACTTTTTCTATTCAAATTTCATTACCTATACCTCAGCTAGCCTTAACGTAGCTTGGTATGCGGTAACTAGTGATAGCAACAGTACTAGCGGTTATATCGGCGGAGCAAATACAAAAATACCATTTAGTGTTGGCACATATACTTTAACAGATTTAAGCTATGTGACTACAGGCGCATTAATTAAATTTGTAGCACCTACCGGCACATATTTTAATACAAAGCAAGCTAATGCAATTACTACAATACCAACGATAAACGGACAAACTGTAGTACCAACTAATGGTGCTAGTTACCTATGGGCTAGAGTAGTTTCAGTAAACGGTGATGGCACAGCAAGCGGCACCGGCACTTTATCAACCGGGTTTGGTCCGATAATGTTAAGCAAAGAAATACCTACTGGCGCAATAGTTTCGTCTGTAATGCCTCAGTTTTCTACATCACTAACAACTAGTGTTCAAACATCAATGGTTGATTTAATTTTAAGTAATACAACGTTTGGTCTACGATATGATGCTAGTTCTACTAGCTGGCAAATTATATTTGAACAAAACTTAAACACTACCTCTCCTTTTAATTTGCAATATCAAGGCAATAACACAAATACGCAATTAGATGCTAGTTGGTTGTTATTGTTTACAACTGATACATTGACCTATACTATTACTGAACTTGCAGTTCGTTATGTATTTGAAAGTGATGCAGAAGTAACATTTTATTTTGATGATAGTGTTAAAATTTATGATATTGTAGAATCAAATACAGTTTCAGATACTATTAAGATATTGAATATTAATACTCAGCCTGATAGTGCGTTCCCATTCACTACTGATTATCCATGGCAGGTTGTTTCTGAATCTATCGGTCAAGACGGATATATTGATCCTAAAAAAATTATAATAACTTTTGCAGATCCAAGTAACAGCGGAGTAGTTGATAATCCTCAACAATTTTTAGATATTGTAGCGCCTTCCGCAAATCCATTAACCAAATATATTGTTGAAAAGAAATATGAAATATCTCTAGGTCAAGAAGATTACAAATATGTTCCTAACAATCCATTAACAGGACCAGTGATTATTCTTCCTACACAAAGTGCCGCATATCCAGTAAGTCAATGGACCGCCGGTCAATATTTTTATTTTGTTGACACACAAGTAGTTGTTCAATATGTGCCTACTAGCACAACACAACAACTACAACCAACATTAGATTATAAAGTATATTCTGGAAGAGATAATTTAAGATTCCAATATACGCATAGTGCTAATTATGATTCGAGAATTGATCCCGGATCTAGTAATATTATAGATATCTATGTATTAACATATAGTTATGATACAGCTTTTAGACAATGGGTCGCTAAAGGTGCTCCTCAAGACGGAACAGAGCCTTTACCGCCAAGCCAGGATGAATTAAATACCTTATTAGCACCTAATTTAAATCTAATTAAATCTATATCAGACGAAATAATCTATCATTCAGTGAATTATACATTGTTGTTTGGTCCAGCCGCTGATGCTAATCTGCAAGCAACTTTCGAAGTTATGATCAATCCAGCATCAGCAGTAAGTTCAGCAAATGTTATTGCAAGAGTCTTAACGGCGATCAATCAATTTTTTGCACTTGAAAATTGGTCTTTCGGAGATACGTTTTATTTCACAGAATTATCAACTTACGTAATGAATCAACTAGCACCAGATATTATTACATTTGTAATAGTACCAGTCCAGACAGGACAATATTTTGGTAGTCTATTTGAAATAACTTGTCCTAGCAACAGCATATTCTTAAGTTGTGCTACGGCAGCAAACATACAGGTAGTGTCGGGATTGACCAGCACTAATCTTAAAACAGTAACAGGCACAGCACTAGCTGAAACCGTGTCTAGTCAACAAATCACTAGCGCAAATTATGGGGCAAATAGTTAATGGCTAATAGTATTCTTCCACCTGGCGGACTTGGTGTAAACTTTCTTCCTGATTTTTATCAGACTCCTGCTAATAAAAAATTCTTGCAGGCCACGATCGATCAGTTATTTCAGCCAGGTACAATTACTAAGACTAGCGGATTCATTGGTCGTGAAAATGCCAAAGCCGCTACAGGATCAGATGTTTATGTAAAATCAGCTACTACCACTAGACAAAATTATCAACTTGAACCCGGAATAGTAATTAAGGACTCGTTAGATAACGTAACTTTCTTTAGAGATTATCAAGACTATATTAATCAACTAGGAGTATTCGGAGCTAATACTAGCAATCATGCTAGACTTAATAAACAAGAAATGTATTCTTGGGATCCGCATATTGATTGGGATAAGTTTGTAAACTTCCAAAACTATTATTGGTTGCCATATGGGCCTGATGCTATAACAATTTATGGACAGCAAGCAACTGGAGTAAGCACATATACTGTAGAAATACAATCCGAAGGAAATGCTAATGAATATCTATTCACTCCTAACGGACTAACACTAAATCCCACAATAAAACTATACAGAGGACAAACTTATAATTTTAGCGTCACTAGCGATGCAAATCCATTTAGTATAATGACTTCTAGATCACTTGGCACCGGCACAAGATATATAGACGGAGTTATTAACAACGGAGTAACTAACGGTATACTAACATTTACAGTACCGGTAGATGCTCCTGACCTATTATACTATCAAAGCGAAGCTGATCTAATCCTAGGCGGCGCCATTGAAATTTATGATTTTTTAGCTAATTCTTATATTGACGTAGTTAACGAAGTTCTTGGTAAAAAGAATTATACACTAAGCAACGGAACACAATTAAGCAATGGTATGAAAGTGTCATTTGGCGGTAATGTGACGCCAGCTAGTTATGCTACAGGCAAATATTATGTAGAGGGTGTAGGCACTGCAATTAAACTAGTGCCTGAATCAATTCTAGAAATAGTAAGCCCTTATACTAAAAATGAATCTATAGAATTTGATGCAACACCATTTGATATTGACCCATTTGATGATGCTACCGGATTCGCTACTTTACAGGATTATATAGTAATTAATCGTTCTAGCAAGGATCATAATCCTTGGACAAGGTATAATCGTTGGTTCCATAAAGATGTAGTAATTGCGTCAGCAAATTACAATAATGATACAGCATCGCTAGACCAAACCGCTAGAGCTGTTAGACCGATTATAGAATTTGAAGCAGATCTCAAATTATTTAATATGGGAACTATTGCTACAACCGATGTTGATTTAGTAGACGATTTTACTACAGATGTGTTTTCAGTAATCGAAGGCACAGCCGGTTACAATATAGATGGTGTACAACTAGTGCAAGGCCAGAGAGTATTGTTTTTAGCTGACACCGATCCCCTTGTACAAAATAATATCTATGAAGTAGGATTTATTAATATCCAGGGAACTACAAGAATAACACTAACTCAAATAGCAACTCCTAGCTTAAATCAATCAACGCTGGTGTTACAAGGATTAGTAAATCAAAGTCAAATGTATTGGTTTAACGGTTCTACATGGGTCAAAGGACAACAAAAAACTAAGACCAATCAGACTCCGTTGTTTGATATTGTCGACGACAATGGTGTAAGTTATAGCAATGAATCAACTTATACTGGTACTACGTTTACGGGAACAAAATTATTTTCCTATGAAGTGGGAACAGGTATCGCTGATACAATTTTAGGATTTCCGTTGGCCTATCTAAATGTTGCAAATATTGGCGATATTGTTTTTAGTTTTAATTTAGCAACTGATACTTGGCAATGGAAAAAAAATAACAACACAGTTACAAAAAAAATTAGTGCGGGATATTTGTCAAGTTTAGACTATGCAGGTAATACCGTTTATACTAATGGATGGCAAATTTGTAACACAGCCACTGTACAAGCCGCTGTAAGAATATACAAAAATTCAGGATTAACAAACAATTTTGATGTTGATATCTATGACGATATTAATAATCTATCTGACCTAGAAATAAAAATCTATGTTAACGGTGTTCGATTAGATCCTAGCAAATGGAGCATGATAGCAGGTACAGCGTATTATCAAATAGTTTTAGTAGCTCCTATCCAATCTACAGATGTTCTAACTATTAGAAGTTTTTCATCTCAACCTATAAACAAAAACGGGTATTATGAAATACCTCTAAACTTACAAAACAACTCTTTAAACAGTGACATTAGTACATTTACACTAGGTGAAGTATTAGATCATGTTAATAGTATTATAGATAATACACCGTTGTCATTGATGACAGCAGGTTCAACAAATATTCGAGATCTAGGAAATGTTACACAATATGGTACAAAATTTGTACAGCACAGTGGTCCTCTTAGTCTTGCAATGTACCATATTACTTCGGAATCTAATAATGTTATTAAAGCATTAGAAACAGCTAGAGATGATTACAATTCGTTTAAAAGAAATTTTATATCTATTGCAAGTTCGATAGGTGTTGATGCAACTCCAATTCAATTAGTTGAATTAATTTTACAAAAACTTAACGGCAATAAACCTAATACTGCACCATATTATTTTAGCGACATGGTGCCATATGGTGCTGCCACTACTACTAATTTAACAGTGGTCGATTATAGAATAAAAACATATCCTTTATCTGCGGTATTTTCTTTAGATAAACTAAGCAATAAAGCAGTGGGCGTTTATCAAACTAGTATAGTAACTAAAATTAAAACTCAACTTGCTTACGGCCGAGACTATTCATTTAGCGATCAAGGATTTATCGTAATCGCCGATAGTGTACTTCTTACTAACGGCGACACAATTACAACTGTTGAATATGATTCTACTGATGGTTCGTATGTTCCAGCAACACCTACAAAGCTAGGCATGTGGCCTGCATATATTCCTCAAATTTATCTAGATACTACATTAGTTAATCCGCAAAATGTAATTCAAGGACATGACGGTAGTGTCATGCTAGCGTATGGTGATTATCGAGATGATCTAATTTTAGAATTAGAATTACGAATCTATAACAATATTAAGGTCAAATATGATCCAACAATTTTCGATATCGGAAGTGTTATTCCGGGATATAATCGTTCAACAGATTATTCATTATCAGAATTTAATCAGGTATTAGCACCAGCATTTTATCAATGGTCGGGACTAGTCGGTATTGATTTTACATTGCCATTAAGTTATGATCGTAGCAATCCGTTTACATTTAACTATTCTCAAGATGCCGCACCTAATCAACAACCTACTCCGGGATATTGGAGAGGCATATATCGTTGGATGTTTGATACCGATCGTCCGCATCTATGCCCTTGGGAAATGTTAGGATTCAGTGAAGAGCCCGCATGGTGGACAAGTGTGTATGGTCCTGCACCGTATACTAGTGATAACCTAGTTTTATGGAATGACCTAGCTTCTGGCATTGTTCGACAACCAGGAAAGTCAATAAAAGTATTAAGCAATTATATTAGACCTGTATTAAATGGACACATACCAGTTGACGAAAGCGGAAACTTATTAAGCCCTGTTCAATGTGGTCTAGCTACAGGATTAATGTTAGCTAGCACCGGAAATGATTTTGTGTTCGGCGATATTAGTCCGATAGAAGCCACATGGCGTCGTAGCAGTTATTATCCGTTTAGTGTAATCGTAGCATCAATGCTATTGACTCCGGCAAATACATTTGGTATACTTCTAGACAGATCTAGAATTGTGCGAAATCTTGCCGGACAACTTGTTTATTCTGATACAAATTTACGTATACAACCTGCTGATATTTTAGTACCGAGTGTTTACTCAAGTACTTCTAGAGTACAAACTGCAGGCATTGTTAATTATATCGTTGATCTTATTTTAAATATTATCTTTAGTAATAATCAAGATGCGTACAATGCTTACCAATCAGATTTAATGTTGTTAACTCCGCAACTAAGTTATAGAATTGGAGCATTTACTAATCAAGATCAATTTAATCTTTTGTTAGAAAGTAAGACACCTTCGGCGACCGGTAGTGTTTTTGTTCCGAAAGAAAGTTATAAGATATTTTTAAATTCATCAAGTCCGACTCAAAAAATTACCTACAGCGGAGTAATAATTACAAAATTATCTACAGGATTTGAAATTAAAGGATATAGTAAAACACAACCATATTTTAAATATTATGGATATATCGAATCTGGAGTAGCTATAAATGTCGGTGGGATATCTGAAAGTTTTGTTGCCTGGACCCCCGGTCAGAAATACATATTAGGTCAAATCGTTCAATTTAATAATACATATTATAGAACCACAACAACAAATACAGCATCTAGCAAGTTTGACCCTTCATATTTTAGCGCATTATCAAGTCTACCAATAATAGGAGGAGTTACTGCCAAATTCAGAGACTCATGGAATCGTAACACAACTAATATTGCACCATACGGTATGCAACTTTCTAGTGTTCAAGAAGTTGTAGATTTCTTATTGGGATACGAACAATATCTAGTTGACCAAGGTTTTGTTTTTGATGAGTTTAACGAAAAACTAGCATCGGTTGCAAACTGGTCTACTAGTGCTAAAGAGTTTATGTTCTGGACCACTCAGAATTGGTCAGTGGGCAATACTGTCTGGGCCGATTGGTTACCAAACCAACCTTATAGTTACGGTACTATTGTGCGCTATGATGGTAATTATTACAGTGCGCAATATAATATACTTGCACAGGGCGATTTTGAATTTAGCCAATGGACATTGTTGCCAGGGTTAAGTAACGTAGGCAGTAGTGTGATTAGTTTAAGCCCTGCGGCTAACGGTATAACATTTAATACTGTGTTAACAGTTGTTGATGATATTAAAAATCCTTTTAATAGATATGAAATATTCAAGGTAGATAGTACCCCGATCCACCCTAATGAATTAGATAGTTATAGAATTAGTAATACTGTTACATATAGTCCACGCACTACTGATGGAATCTATTGTGCTAGCTTTTACCTGATACAAAACGAACATGTAGCGATTATAGATAACACAGATATATTCAACGATGTTATCTATAATCCACCTAGCGGCTATCGTAGAGATCGTATTAAACTTTCTGGATATGTTACAGAAGGATGGTACGGCGGACTTGACATTCCAGGATTTATATTTGACGGTGCAAAGGTCCAGAGCTGGCAACCATGGCAAGACTATAACATGGCTGACATTATAGCTTATCAAGGATATTACTATAGTGCCAATTCATTTATTGCAGGCTCTTCTGTGTTCACCGCATCGCAGTGGAATCGATTATCAAAACAACCATCGGCACAACTAATGCCAAACTGGACTAATTCGGCTACTCAATTTATAGATTTTTATGGATTAGAAATTGATAATTTTAATACACAGCAACAAGTATTTGCTCAGCATCTGATTGGTTATCAAAAGCGACAATATCTTAATAATATAATACAAGATCCTGTTAGCGAATTTAAATTCTACCAAGGAATGATTCGCGATAAAGGAACTCAGAATGTTCTCAATCATTTATTCGGAGTATTAAATGCAGACAAAGTTGAAAGTCTAACATTTTATGAAGAATGGGCGATCCGTGTTGGACAATACGGCGCTAGTAACGCCTTTGAAGATTTTGAAGTTATCATTGATCAAAACAAATATAAAAATAATCCTCAAGGGTATTATCTATCAAGCTCTTCGAATAACGATATTAGTTATATTATAAATCAATTAGCACCTAATGATATCTATATCAAACCGTTGGGATATAATAATCAACCCTTTCCGGTATTAGAAAATTCTAAATCTTTCTTGAGAAGTGCAGGATATGTAAATCCTGTTGATATTACCTACAACATAGGATCTTTTGATCATATTTACGATACCGACTCTAGCGGCAATTTAAAATATCCGGTGACAGGAATAGGCAACGGTCAATATATTTGGACTGCGTTTAATACCAATAGCTGGAATGTTTATAGATTTACAGATTTGCAAGTTCGCGTTACTAATGTAGTATATACTTCGTCTACAAATACACTAACCGTTACTACACAAAATTTAATTAGTTTTGCAGTAGGATCATATGTTGGATTAGTACAGGTTCCTAGTATAGCAGGATTTTATCAAGTTACTAGTGTAACTTTAAATTCTTTCACAGTGGTTAGCCCATCTGCGTTGGTAGTTCCTTCGCCGTTTACTCAAGCTAACGAGTTAGTGGTCTATGTTTTAACTCCACAAAGAGCAACATCTATAGACACGATTGATACATTATCTTTGTCACATCTACAACCAGGAACGCTTGTATGGACTGACGATTCTGGTAACGGCAAATGGGCAGTATGGCAGTATAATAGCGTATACAAGACACAGGCTATACCAAATGTATCTCCTGCAACTAATTTTAATTTCGGATCTAGTTTATCAATTAATAGCCAAGCATCGATCTTAGCAGTTAGCGATAGCCAAGGGTCAGTCTTAATGTATGACAAAGTAGGAGCATCGGTTAAGTGGGTTAGACGAGGATCAATTACTCAACCGTTTATATCAAAAAACGGTCCAGTTACTGCAAATCAAATAGCCACGATCTCGGCAATAAGTGCAGACGGCACATGGCTAGTTACTGGAAGTCCTTTAGCAGGATATGCATCTACTACCTATCAGGGAATTTATAATAATAGCCTATCCTATCCAATCAATAGTATAGTTGCTGTTCAAAACTCTACAAATAATTATTCATACTACCAAGCTCTGATAGCAGTGCCACCAAACACATCGCCTACAAACACAAACTATTGGTTTAAGGCACCGTATATTCCGGTTAATAAACTATTAGGAACAGATTCGGCACTAGCAGGACAAGGTGCTATTAGCATATATCTAAAAGATCTTGACAACAATTATAATTTAGTAGATACTATTATAAGTCCTTTACCTGCGGCTGGAGAACATTTTGGATCTAGTTTTGTCTTCGGCAATAACAGTCTTTATGTTGGAGCAACCGGATACAACGGCGGGGCTGGCCGAGTTTATAAATTGTCATATGCTACTACAGTACAAGTAACCACACAATATAATCCGGTCGGTAGCTTAAACAGCACACTAGCAGTTAGTTCAACTAGCGGCATACGAGCTGGTATGATAGTACAAGGTACTGGATTTACTAAAGGTCAAACAGTAGAAGCTGTCCTTAGCCCAACTACATTGAGTCTAAGTGGAACACCGGACACTGGAGTCACTCCGGCAGGAATACTTAAATTTGTAACTAATAGTTGGACATACGATTGGAGCGAAAATTATGTAGGCACAGCATCTAGCGCACTAGGTGCTAATATCGCAATAAGTACAGATGCTTCGACACTGGCAATTACATCCTCTGGCACAGTGCATGTTTATAAAAATACCGGTAACGGAATGACAGCATTACCTTTGATAACTGGTAATGATTCATATTTTGGTCAAGGATTAGCAATATCACCAGATGGTGTATATATTGCAATCTCTAATGACACTACAGGAGTAGTAAGCCAAGCCGGTGGAGTAACAATATATTCTTACACTAATGGAGTATATTCGATATATCAAACTCTAGTAAATCACCGACCAGAAACAAACGGTTTATTTGGTAACAAGTTAGCCTTTATGTCTGATAATACTATCGTAGTTTATAATAAAAACGGCGATAGCAAGATAACCACTACCTTTGATAATGATACAACAACTTTTGATAAAAAATCTACAAACTATGTAATATTAGAAGTAAACAGCGGTCGTGTTGATATCTATGATAGATATAACAACATGTGGGTGTTCAGTGAAAGTCTTAAATCAACTAATCTTCCTAGTGATGGATACGGTACAGGATTCGCCGTCGGCGCAAATCAAATAATAGTAAGTGCTCCAAATGCTACTGATCAAAGTTTAGCATCTGGATTAGTTTATAGTTACGGAAAATCAAATGGTGCATATTCGTGGAGTCAATCTGAACAGCAAGATTTAGTTGCTGATATTAGAAAAATTAAAAAAGCATTCTTATATGATAGAAAATTAGGTCAGTTAGTAACATATCTTGATACAGTGGATCCGTTACAAGGTAAGATTCCTGGTCCTGCACAAGAAGAATTAACCTATCAAACTTTTTATGACCCTGCTAATTATTCATACAGTGACGGCACAATATCTAGTGCAATCGTTGACACAAATGCATTCTGGGCAGATCAAGAAGTTGGACAACTTTGGTGGGATTTGAGAACTAGTAAGTTCTTGGAAAACAATTTTGGTGATCCTGCATATAGAAATAGTGCGTGGAATACACTTGCTCAGGGTGCTAGTGTTGACATATACGAATGGGTTTCGACTAATTTGTTACCAGCAAACTGGGATATACAAGCAGACACTCCGGAAGGAGTTGCAATAGGCATCAGTGGTAAGAGCCTATACGGTAATTCGGCCTATAGCGTAACGCAAGTCTATGATAATATTAGTAAGTCATTCACTAATACATATTATTTCTGGGTCAAGAATAAAAAAGTTGTTCCATCTAATACTAGTGGAAGACATATAGCGGCTAGCGGAGTAGCGTCATTAATCGCTAACCCACGTTCACAAGGCTATACCTGTTTAGCTATTACGGGTGTGGATTCGTTTAGTTTAGTAAATGCGGCACAGTACTTAAAAGGTACAGATGTGGTGCTAGCTGTAGAGTATTGGACTATCGACAAGATAGATCAAAATGTACATAGTCAATGGAAATTAATTAGTAATGATCCATTGGTAACATTGCCAAAGGATATTGAACAAAAATGGTTTGACAGTTTGTGCGGAGCCGATAGTGCAGGACGTGTGGTTCCAGATCCACAACTACCTGTTAAGCTACGCTACGGCATTGAAAATCGCCCACGCCAGAGCATATTTGTTAATAGAATCGAGGCCTTAAAAGAATTTATCGAGCGTGTTAATTTAACATTAAGCACATATCAAACAACAGAACTAAGAGATATTAGTCCTCTAGAAAGTTACGATCCGATACCAGACATGATTTATGGATTGTATGATAAAGTAGTTGACACTTATGCAGAACTTGTATATGCTAGCATTGGATCATTCTCTGCAGCCTCAGTAACACCGGTAATAGTCAATGGAAGTATAACAGGTATTAACGTTGTTAATGCTGGTAAGGGATATGTAAACGCACCGTATATCACAGTTGCAGGATCGGGAACTGGTGCAGTTGTACATGCGACGATTAATAGCCTAGGAGAAATTACTGGTGCTAAAATTATTAACGGCGGCAATGGATATAATATTAATACACAATGTTCTATCCGTAGCTATTCTGTTCTTGTTAATAGTGACGAGACTGCAAGCAATACTTGGAGTATCTATTCTTATGATACTATTACACATTTATATTCTAAAGTATTAACGCAATCATATGATGTAAGAAATTATTGGAGTTATACAGATTGGTATGCTACCGGATTTAATCAATTCAGCGCACCTGATTTAACAGTTGATAATTTTGTAGATTTAAATACGGCCCAAGATATTTTCTTTAGATTAGCACGTAATGGTATAGCACAGCCCGGACAACTAATTAAAGTGTTAAACGGTAATTCAGGAAAGTGGGTATTATTATATAGATACTCAACAGTAATCTCAGTAGATTGGACTCAAAGCTATCAGGTAGTTGGAATACAAGACGGAACTATACAATTTAATAGTGATCTTTATAAATTTACCGGTACAGTTATCGGTTACGATTCTAATATTTTCGACAATGCAGATTTCGATGTGCAGGCAAATACAGAATTACGAATTATATTAAACACTATTAAGAATAATATATTAATCGAAGACCTAAAACAGAATTATCTAGATTTATTTTTAAGCAGTCTACATTATGCACACAGTGAACAACCGTTTATTGACTGGGCGTTTAAGACTAGCTTTATCCGAGCAACGCATACTGTTGGAGCACTCAACCAACCAGTTAATTATCCGGTTGATAATTTAAGCAATTTCCAAGATTATGTTTCGGAAGTTAAACCCTACAGAACTAAGGTTAGGGAATATATTAGTCAATATACCGGAGTCGATACAGATCAAAGTGCAGTCACTGATTTTGACCTGCAACCTAACTATGCAAATACTAAGATAACTCCAGTTGAAGCAACTTATTTCAATAATAGTATAAGTGTAGTAGATCCTGCGATACAGACTTATCCTTGGAAATTCTGGAATGATAATGTTGGATTCAGTATAACCGAAATTAGAATTGTTGATGGTGGAAGCGGCTATGCAAATATACCAGAAGTGATTATCAGTCAGCCAACTGGACCAAATTCTATTCCGGCTACCGCAGTAGCCTATATTACTAATGGAAAAGTTAATAGAATAATATTAACTAATATTGATCAATACGGCAGTGCAGGAAAAGGTTACTTATCTGCTCCGACAGTAACACTTAACGGTGGATTAGGAGCCGATGGAGTCGCCGCAACAGCCGTGGCAATTATCGGAAATAGTGTTGTAAGATCAAACCTTACAGCGTTGAGATTTGATCGAGTTAGTCAAACTTATTATTTGGCAAATCTTCAACAAGTAGATACATTTAAAGGTACCGGATCATTGTTACAATTTAGCCTATCATGGGCTCCAGATATACGTGCCGGACAGTCGAGTGTAACAGTTAATGGTATTCCTGTTCTTAGAGAATTATATACATTATCAACAGTCACATCTACGGATGCAGGATATACCCAACATACTGGAAAAATTACATTTGTTACAGCACCAGCCGCTGGCGCTTCTGTAGTAGTAACTTATAATAAGTCACAAGATGTTTTAACAGCCTCAGATCGTATACAATACTATTATAATCCAACAACAGGTCAATTAGGTAAAGATTTAACTCAATTAATGACTGGAGTTGATTATGGAGGAGTCATAGTTAGCGGACTTGGATTTAATATTGCCGGTGGCTGGGGAGCTAGTCCTTACCTTACTGATTCATGGGATAGCAGATCTGCAACCTTTAATGATTATTCAGTACAGGTGGGAGCAAATACACATGAGTTTACTTTACCCTTCACCCCGCCGAGTGGCACAGCTATTAATATCTATTTTTCAAGATTAAAAACTCAATCTTATACTTCGGATGGTGTAAGTACTCAGTATGCGTATGATTCTTCTTTACAGAATGTTTCTGCAAATGTTGTTTCAACAAGTACTACATCAGAAGTTTCAACAACTTACATTACGTCGGAAGTGATCTCTGGAACAACAGTCAGAAGCGGAGGCTACACACTATTAGTTGCTAGCACAGTCGGAATAGTTCCAGGCATGATCGTTAAGGGTGCAGGCTTTTCAAAGAACCAAAAAGTAGTTAATGTAATTAATTCGACAACACTAACTATAGATAACGTAGCCGATGGATTCCCGTCAAACGGTGAAACCTTAACCTTTTCTAATATAGCTGGTAGTTTTATATTAACGGTTGCTAGCACCTCCGGATTAGTAGTAGGGGATATAGTAACTGCCACCGGTACAAGTAGTTCGGCGTTTGCATACGGTACAAGCATCACTGCAATTAATTCAGCTAACTCTGTTACGCTTAACCAGATATTGTTTGTAACAATTCCGGCAGGAACTGATATAACATTTACTCAAAACCTAGTTGAGCCAACTTCAGTAGTTATTAACGCTTCGGGAACAATACAGTTATTACAAGCATATCCGGTAGGAAGCACTATTAATATAGTAGGTCAGCAACCTCCTATAAGATTAGATGATCCGCACTACGGATTAACAGCTACAAATAATTGGATTTCAGGTGCAAATTATGCAGTCAACAGTCTTGTATTAGTTGATAGTATTTCTTATATTTGTCGTACAGCTAACATTGCTGGATCTACATTTAGTGCAGATTTTTCATTAGGATATTGGACTTTAATAAATTCTAATGCAATCATTCCAACACCAGTAGTCGGTGTAAGTGTAATTACTAACGTAGTCGATGGTGGTGCAGGTGGTGCAAGTCTTTCTATATCATTTGGTGATGTAGTCGACTCTGGAACGGCATCTACAATCGAAGATACAATACTCGATGGCGGAATTATTAACGATTCGCCTACAAATGTTATCGAAATACCTGCAACATTTACAGTACTTGCTGGCGACGAGTTTATCCTAAGAGAATCAACAAGTGATGGTTCTGTTCCAACTCCGGATGCAAGCTACGATACTAAGATAGATGGCGGAAATTTATCTTATTCGACTGCTACTGGAATTGCCGCAGACGACATAATTCTCGACGGTGATGGATTTGTTACTCCAACATCAAGCCCAGCTACTGAAGAAGTAGTACCGGGGCAAGTAGTAGATACCCTAGCAATTAAAGTTTATGATAAAGCTCCGAATGGCTCTGCAAGTATTAAAGTTAATTCTTACCTAACCGATGGAACTACAAAATCTTTTAGTATTGGACAAACTCCTAACAGCCCTAGAGCAGTGATAGTT